GGCGTATGGAAACCGCAGCAAAAGAAGACATGTGGAACGCAAAGCCCAATGGGTTGTGTAAGCGTTACTGTCCTATCATTGAGTGTGTATACAACGGAGCAAACTGATGCCCTACAAAAACCCCAAAGATCGCCCAAAGCAAAAGAACAAACCTGTCGGCAGCAAAGCCTTTGAAGCTCGTATGGAACGTCAACGTGCAAGACGTAAGATGGATCGTGAAGGTGTAGACAGGAACAAGAATGGTAAGGCTGACAAACGCGAGGGTAAAGATATTAGTCACAAGAAAGCCTTGTCAAAAGGTGGTTCTAATAAAGACGGTGTAAGAATTGAAAGCCGCAGCAAGAACCGCGCACGTAACTACAAAAAGAAAAAATAATATCATTTAGGGATTTCCCTAAATAGGAGGACACATGCGAATAGTGGATGATAAGGCGTTGCTGTTACGGCTACGCAATCCAAACCGCGTCACTGAAACAATACCAAAAAGCAAAGCAGTGCAAGATCACGAAGTATTGGTGAAGTGGGGTATCGACGAAGTACATACACTAAAGAAGTTAAACATAGATGTACCGTCACCGATCAACGGTAGGTACACATGGACAGGCAAATACACACCGTTTGCGCACCAGAAAAAGACCGCAGCGTTCCTGACTATGAACCAAAAGGCATTCTGTTTTAACGAACAGGGTACAGGTAAGACTGCATCATCTATCTGGGCTGCTGACTTTTTGATGAAGCAGGGCAAGATAAACCGTGTGCTAGTTATATGTCCGTTGTCGATAATGGACACAGCATGGCGCGAAGACTTGTTTACTTTTGCACCGCACCGCAGCGTATCTATAGCCTATGGTGCATCTAAGAAACGTAAAGAGATTATCCAGCAGGGTTCTGATTTTGTCATAATAAACTATGACGGTGTGGACATTGTAGCCGAGGAGATAATCAACGGTGGGTTCGACCTTGTAATTGTGGACGAAGCTACGCACTACAAGAATGCACAGTCAAAGCGATGGAAGGTACTACGCCGCATCGTAAAAGACGACACATGGTTGTGGATGATGACAGGTACGCCTGCTGCACAATCACCGCTAGATGCATACGGACTAGCTAAGTTAGTTAACCCTAATTCTGTGCCAAGGTTCTTTGGTTCGTTCCGCGACATGGTGATGAATAAGGTGTCACAGTTTAGGTGGGTTATAAAACCTCACGCATCAGACACAGTGTTTAATATATTGCAGCCTGCCATACGGTTCACCAAAGAAGAATGTCTCGACCTACCCGATATGACATACACTCACCGGCACGTGGAGCTTACGCGTCAACAGAAAAAATATTATGAGATGCTACGCAAACGCATGACGATGACAATAGGTGACGACGAAGTGTCTGCGATGAACGCGGCTAACATAATGAATAAGCTACTGCAAATATCAGCAGGTGCAGTATATACAGACGAAGGCGACACGTTAGAGTTTGACATCAAGCACAGATACAACGTGCTCAAAGAAGTCATAGACGAGAGCAGCCAAAAGGTTCTTGTGTTCGTGCCCTTCAAACATACCATTGACATACTGACTGAGAAGTTGCGTAATGATGGGGTTTCTACGGAAATAATACGGGGAGATGTTTCTGTCGCACAACGAACTGACATCTTTAAACGGTTTCAGACTACTGATGATCCGAAGGTGTTAGTTATTCAGCCGCAGTCTGCGGCACATGGTGTGACGTTAACAGCAGCCAACACTGTAGTATGGTGGGGGCCGACATCCTCATTAGAAACATACGCCCAAGCAAACGCACGGGTGCACAGGTCAGGTCAGAAGCACCGTTGTACTGTCGTACAGCTACAAGGTTCTGGCGTAGAAAAGCGTATTTATTCACTTCTTAATAACAGAATAGACGTACACACAAAAATGATCGACCTTTACAAAGAATTACTTGACTAGGTTACTATTAACAACTAGAGTGTAATTCCCGATAAATAGGAGAACGCACATGGAGGATGTATCAAACATCCCTGCGGATAAGCTGACCAAAGCCTACATAAAATTACGGGCAAAAAGAGCGGAGCTATCTGCACGGTTTAAAGAAGAAGATGGAGCGTTGGTTCGCCAACAGGAAATCCTAAAGAATGCGCTTCTGGACTACTGTGAAACACATAATGTCGAGAGCGTTAGAACCTCTGAAGGTTTGTTTTTTCGGTCTACTAAAACGAAGTATTGGACTAGCGATTGGGAGCAGATGTACAGCTTCATAAAGGAGCATGATGTACCCGAATTCCTAGACAAGCGTTTGAACCAGACCAACATCAAACAGTTTTTAGAGGAGAACCCTGACGTGATGCCCAAGGGTATGAACGTCGATACCGAGTATGTCATATCAGTAAGGAAGAAGTAATGGCAGAACCATTTGTACCAATAGAGGATTTGGCAAAGCATTTTGCAGTGTCAATCTCTACTATCCGTGCGTGGGTACGGCAGGGGCATATCCCTAAAACCACGTACATTAAGATCGGTAACACCTACCGTTTTAATAAAGCCGCCGTGACTGAAGCGTTAACAAATACAGTCAAAGAAGCGGAGCAATCAGAAATCCGCAATGAGCCGCCAGAAGAACAGTTAGAATTTGATTTCGATGCTGACGTAGATGTATAAACAAAAAGGAGAATGACATTGGCTGACACTTACATCATTGAGAATATCGAAGCCTTATGGCCTAAGATTGACCAAACCTATGCTTTCGATAAGAAGGCTAATCGCAGTATGCCCTGCGGCCCACGTGATACGAACGCTGAATTTTCTATTCAGTTCCGTATGGATCAACCCACAGCTAAGGCATTGTTCAAAGCTATGAGCGAGGCTTACCAAGCAAACCGTGAGGACAAGTGGGCAGAGAAACTTGCCAACCCATTCGTAAAAGATGATAACGGCATGTATACGCACAAAGCCACATTGAAGGGTTCGTATAACGGTCAGACGACCAACAAGCCCATGCAGTATGATTCTCAGGGTAACACATTACCTGATGACTTTCTGTTGACTACTGGCAGCACAGTTAATGTTGCTGTTAAGTTAGTACCGTATGACTTTGGGGGAAGCCAAAGCGTATCGCTACGCCTGAATGCTGTGCAGGTTATCAAGTACGTTCCAATGGAACGCGCCAATCCGTTCGGCACAGTGGATGGTGGTTTTGTGGCAGAAGACCCAAACCCATTCAAAGGCAAGCCTAAGACAAACAACGTCTTGGAGATGAAGCCTGCTACAGAAGTCGATGAAGACGACGATGATGGGTTTGAAGCAGAACCAGTTAAGAAGACTGCCAAAAAGGCAGCGGTAAACTCTAAAGCAAGTGGTGATCTAAGCGACATCGTGGACGATCTATTTGACGACGAGGATTAAAACAAAACACCACGGTTACTTAGGTAGCCGTGGTTACTCTTATGGTATGAGTGGTAGTAATGAAAACAAAACGATTTTTAGAATTGGTCCTAGCGCACGAGGGAGAATACTGCGTGTGGGCCAACAAGGGTGTAAAACCAAATGAACGTATAAAGCAGTCGTTTTACTCCTCTATTGACGAAGTATTGCAAGCAGCGCGTGACCTAGACGCTAACGGGTGGAACGCTTTCTTTGCACTAGGTACGTTCTTTGACGCAAGTTCGCGTACCGCGAATAACATGCAGTGGATGAAGTCTCTATTCTTGGACCTAGACTGTGGCCCTAGTAAAGAATTTCCGTCCCAAGAAGTTGCGATTGATGAACTGCGTAACTTTTGTGAGAATAACAGCCTACCAACACCTACACTGATTAACTCAGGGCGTGGTGTGCACGTTTACTGGATATTATCCGAGCCTGTGTGTCGTGAAGATTGGTGGCCTGTAGCTGAACGCCTAAAGAGATTATGTGATGAACAAGGCTTTGCGGCTGATCCATCACGTACGTCTGATGCCGCTAGTATCCTACGTGTACCAAGCACAAATAACCACAAGTACGAGCAGCCGTTGCCTGTAGATTTTTATGGTGTGGAGGATTTCAACACCGTAGACTTTGACAGCTTTGCTACTTTGCTTGGGGGTGATCCGATACCAGTACCCCAGAAACGCGAACCGTCTGCGGTCAGTGCATTTAAAAGCGCAATGTATAAAAACTATACGGGTAGCTTCAGACGCCTGCTGTTGAAGACCAAGAATGGTACAGGCTGCAACCAGATCAAGCACATAATAAAGCACCAAGAAGATATACCGCACGACCTATGGCGAGCAGGGTTGTCTATAGCTAACGTGTGTGAGGACGGTGCAGAAGCAGCCCACATTATGTCGCACAAGCACGAAGATTATAACGTGCAGAATACCTTGAAGAAGATGCACGACACAGGTGGCCCACAATTCTGTAGCACAATAGAACGCTTGAACCCAGAAGGATGCGAAGGGTGTCCAAATAAGGGCAAGATAACAACGCCTGCTGTACTGACAAAAGAAGTCAAAGAAGCCACAGAGGAAGACAATGTGGTGGAGGAAACAGATGGGGACAGCATAAAACATGTCACCATACCCGCGTTACCACGACCATACTTTAGGGGACAGAACGGGGGTGTGTATCTACGCAGCACCAACGAAGACGGTGACCCCGAAGAAGTTTGTATATACCACAACGACTTTTACGTTACACGCAGGCTGCACGATGTGGAGCTTGGCGAAGTCGTATCGTTTGCGTTACATTTGCCAAGAGATGGGGTTCGAGAGTTCGTAGTTCCACTATCTGCTATCACCTCACGAGAAGAGTTCCGCAAGCACATGTCCATGAAGGGCATAACAACTTTTGGTAAGGACGTAGATAAGCTGATGACATATACGACAGCATGGATAAACGAATTACAGCAAACAACCACCGCCAGTGAAGCGCACCAACAGTTCGGGTGGACTGATGACGAGAAGATGGACGCGTTTGTTTTAGGTGACCAACTGATTACCGCTACGGGTATAGAGTATAACCCACCATCCAGTAAGACCGCAGGGTTGATTAGTTTGTTTAGACCCAAGGGGACGAAAGAACGACACAGAGAGATACTGGATTTCTACAACCAAGACGGTATGGAGCTACAACAGTTTACAGTATGCGCAGGGTTCGGCACTATTCTTATGCCTCTGACAGGTTTGTATAGTTTAGGCGTTCATTTGTTCGGTGAGACAGGCGGCGGTAAAACAACCGCAATGTACACTGGCACTGCTATATGGGGTGAGCCGCGTGGTCTTACGGGTACGAAAGGTGACACACCAAACTCACGTATGAACCGTGCAGAAGTCATGCACAATCTTGGACTGAACACCGACGAGATGACAAACATCCAAGGTAGGCAAGCATCGGACTACGCGTACCAGTTATCGGAAGGTACGCAGAAAAACCGTATGGCAGGTGGCGGCAACTACGAACGTGTTAGGGGTAGGCCGTGGCGACTAATAGCGCTGTCGTCAGGTAACGTAAGTATGTATGCACAGATGGCTATGGCGAAGGGCGACACGCGAGCAGAGATGCAGCGTTTGTTAGAATTACGTGTGGACGAGATACCACTGGTAAAGGTTGACCCTCTTGTGTCTGCTAAATTGTTTACGGATGTGCAGTTAAACTACGGACACTACGGACCAGAGTTTGTGCAGTATGTGATAGCGAACAAGGACGCAATCAAAGCAGACTACGAAAAGATAAAATCGCAACTGGATAAGGCCGCAGGGTTGAACCAGAAGAACCGTTTTTGGTCTGGAGGTTGCTCCGCAATATTGGCAGGTGCACTAGCCGCTAAACGTGCAGGGATAATAGACTACGACATGAAGAAGCTGTTTAAGTGGGTGGTTAACATCTTAACACGTGTCAAAGCATATGTTGATGATAGTGCAGCGTCTGTTGAAACATTGGTCACCGAGTTCATCACAGAGCATTGGGGTAGCATACTCAAGATCAAGAGCACCGAGAGAGCACAGAATGCTGAAGGTGTTACGCCTATGGTTATCCCAGAACAAGACCCACGAAATAAGTTTGTTGCACGGTACGAAACAGATACAAACATGCTGTATATTGTAACCAAACCGTTCAAGCAATGGCTTGGCGAACAGAAGATAGACTATCAAAGTACCAAAGAAGGTATGGTGAAAGATATGGGGGCTAAGTCTGTGAAGATGCGTTTGAGTAAGGGCACGAACTTTAACTTACCTTCTGTCTGGGTTCTATCTGTAAAGTTAACAGGGTTTAGCGGTGTATCAGAAGCCACTGAAGTTTGATGATATTGCACCAGACCAAGTAAAGATCATCGTGGACTGGGATAAAATGGTGGTTGGTGCCTCTGTTTTCATTCCTTGCATCAACAATGTGAAAGCCCGAAAGCAGCTTCTTGATATAGCGCAACGCAAAAATTGGCAAATTGAAACCCGCGTTCGTATAGAAAACGGTATGTTTGGGGTTCGCATGTGGAGGACAGTGTGATACATCTTAGGTGACAAGCTCGATACCTTGTCGTTCTCCTCACACTGCCCCCGCCACGTGCGGGGGTCTTTTATTGCTTGAAGGCGTCCCGTATCTCTTGGATTGCTGCACCGTACGTTGTGCTGAATGACGCACCGTAGTGCATATTCTCTGTAGTTTCGGCGTGACGTTTCATAGAACGCTCTATGGACTCGGGAGTAATGGCAGCTTCTGGGTGCCGCTTGTTGAACTCTATCATATCATCATAGACATTCATCATCTCATCGTAGTCACCCATGCGCATAGCGACATAATACTTTTTGTTGAGCAGCGAACGTCTTTTGTTCACGTTTATGTCTATACGCTTGGTGATAGAGTTTTGTTCCTGACGGAATGTGTACTCGCTTGGAGGGAAACCAAGTCCCCACATAAGTAGTTCGCCGTTGGTAACATCGTCGTAGATGGGATCGTTACGTCTAGTGAATGCACCGCCTTGTTGTGCGTATCTACCAAACGATGATCTGTACGCATTAGCAATACCCGCAGGCAAGATACCTTCGATGCCTCGTTGTGTTTCGCCAGACAACAGATCATTGCCCCCACGGATCAAGCGGTTAGCTACGCTTAGTGCAGGACCACCTGCATAGAAACCAAGTGTTTCTTCTAGGGATGGATTATTGTTGTAGCGGTTCTCTTGGATAAGGAGGCCAGTAAGTGCCATACGGCTTGCAACATCAATGCCTGCCATCTCAGTAATTGCACCTTTGTACCAACCTTCACCGAAATACTGGCGCACAAGTGTGTCAAAATCTTCTTCCTCGTCATCCAAGAAGAATAAGTTTGCGATAAGTTTTACCGCGCCGTACAGTGGTAAGCCTTGAATACCCGCAAAGAACAGAGCCGATCCATGCATACCGATAAGTTGTTTTACTGCAGCCTTACGTTCGGGTGACCCTTCTGGCCCAAACAGCTTACCTTTGTCGCTGTCCAGTGCAGTCTTAGCGGTCTTCAGCATGGTGTAGTACATCTGCAGGCCGTAGTTTTTATACATGAACGCCACGCGTCCGATGCCCTGCCGTGCAATACTAGGCGCAGTTTCTAGGAACGTGCCACCGTTTGTCTGTTGTGTGTCATAGATAGCTTGCTGCACCGCTTCTTCGATCTGTGCTTCGCTTGCTTTATCTACTTTGCCATTTGTTATGCTGTCTAACGCTAGGTTAAATGATGCCATCAAGGTTACTTGACGGTTCAACTGTTCCGCATGGTTAAACAGCCACGCAGATAACACAGAGGCGTTATCTAGTGCGTTACCAATCTTGCTACCTTTTTTGATACGGCTTGTTTCATTTAGCCCCATAGCTTCTGCGAGGAACCCTTGACCTAGCAGGCCACGTTGCGATGCAGT